TGTTCTGTATGTTAACATAATCTTTTGATTAGCCATTTTGAATTTTTTTGCTGGTGTTGTCGTTGTCATATTGGTTACTCTATATACTCTGTGGTGTAAAAAAAATATATAAATAATTATATCCATATGTCCCAATCTTCTTTAATTTCAAGATGTTCTTGAATTTCATTTACTATAAAGTCATAAAATTCTGGTAAGTTGAGATGTTCGTAAAGAGCTTCAATATCTTCTAGATTATTATCAATCATGTTGATCATGTTGTTTTTCCAATTTAAGATAGTCTCTGTTGTCTCCATGGTGTTATATATACTTGTTGTAAAAAAAATATAATTTAATTAATTATACTAAAATACTTGGTACTGCATAAATTACTAAGTTACCGAATGTTCCTACTGAGTTACCAGCTGCGAACGTTATAGAAGGAGCGATACCACCAGAAGCATATCCACCATTACATTTAAGCATGTAAGATTGCATTGTATTGTCATATCCAATAGCTGGCGCTGTACTATAATACTTTTGATATGAAGCGAATACTTGAGGATTACTAGGGTCTGATAGATATACTACATTACCAGCAACAGTTGCTGTCCAATCAATAAGAGGAAATCCTGCAGTTGCACCATGTGTTTGAAACACAATTAATAATTGTCCCGTAAAACCAGGATTAATATAACAAGTAAAGTTATTACTTGCACCTGTCCAAGGACTAGTTATTAAACTAGTAAATCTTGATTCTAAGTTACCAGCATCTTCTAATGATGAGCTATTTTCTACTAAGACAGGTTCACTACCAAAAGGTAATAATGTTGAAGCAGTCGCCATATCTAATTCCCAATTGTCAGTTAAATTACAACTTCCTACTAATTTGGGTTTAAGTAAACATATCTTATAAGTTACCCATAATTCACCTATGGTTGCGATAGCTTGCATTCCTTGTGTTGCAATTGTAAATTTACCTATATTATATAATCTCGGATCTCCCGCTGCATTAATCCCACTATTAACATAAAATAATCCTTGGTTTGCTGTTAGTTGCGGATCACATTCTACAGGATGAACAACACTCATTGATGGTACAGATGATTGAGCAAATTCGTAATTTTCCATCTGTTGTTTGTTACTAAAGGCTGCTGATAATGAATTATATTGCGTTGCCAATATAACGGTACCCATTGCCGTATTAGTAGATGATACAGCCATAGCACAAGTTGTTTTAAATTCAAACAATAAACCTTGTATAACATATTCTTCATAATTTTCAGCTATACTTGATAGCCAAGGAAAACACGTTGGATTAGCAGGGTTAATATCAGTAGTAAATGAATCGAAACTTACTGATCCTCTAATATCTTTTATAAATTCTCTATGTGTAACTATAGTACATCTTGCGTTGTTAGTAAATTGCGGTACCGCATCATAATTATACACTAATGAATTTTTAGATACAGTGTAATCACCATATCCTGTTACTGTTTTCATTAAGGCATGTGCGCCTTGTCCTACTGCTTGTCCTATTAAATTACCAGCGACACCTCCTATTCCAGGTGCAATCATATTGCCACCATATCCACCAATAGCTCCACCTATTTTTCTACCAAGTCCAGGATACTTGTATGGTTTATTAAAGTTACCAAGGTATTTATTACCTGATGCACTTTTGCGTTTTGGTTTTGCTCCATTACTTGATTTTTTCTTATAGTATGCTGCTTTTTGTTTGTCACTGTATTGCTTAGGCATCTCTTATATTATATCAAATTTATAAAAAAATCATAATTAATTAATGTTTTCTATATTATACTCTATCTATCCATATTATCTTTCCTTGTGGTCTATGGTAAAAAAAAAGATAATTAAATAATTCCGTCGCAACAGGAATGATGGTCTACCATACCCTTATGGTTAAAAAAGTTCTTCGCTTTTTCCGATCTCCGCGGCTCCGAAACCTCCCTAGGGGGGTGAGGAAAGGGGGGGGGACGCCGCCTGCAGGGCCTCAGGCGTAAGCCTGATCCATCGAGGGAACGAGTAGCGCAGCGATCGAGAGAGCGAGCATGACACGTGAAAAAAAATCATACTAAATCTTCTTTAGTAATACCTGCCTTTTTCATTATTCTTATAATTTCTTTGATTTTTAATTGTTTTTTATATATTTTACGTTTTTCTGAATCGTTATCATGTAACATAGATTCATCCCATACCGGTCTTCCATCAACCAGGACTAACCCTTTAATGTTAAGGTTAGTCCCACAATCACATGTCGCTTCAGCCGATATGCGTTCATCGACTTGTTCACCATGAACGAGTAGACCCGCAGGGTTGACCTCGGTCACTCCCTTATATGTCACACAATTTTGTTTATGAAATTTAATAAAGGCTTTAGTCTTATTATCGATGATTTTAATTTTCCATCTATCAAGACTAAGTTCACCTATAATAGGTAAGAAGTTAGCGAAAATTATTACATGAGGTGTATCGAATATTTCGGTTTTACCAGAATATTTCGTGGATGTAATACACCCATTTTTAATATCTTCAATTTGAGGAGATATGTCATATGCTTCAGCTTTTCTCGGTAAGTCTATTATAAAGTTGCGACCAGTCCAACCACTAGCTAATGCGTTAGATATAATAGTCGAGAAATCTCTAATACCACCTGTGTTAGATACTTTGTATGTATCTTTGTTCAGACTTATTAAGTGTTTACTTAATTTAGATTTACCGGTTTTACCTTTTTTGTCGTAAATCCAATATACGTTTCTGTCGTTAGGTGTTTTTTTTAATATATTTAATATATCTATTTGCCATGGATAGAAGTTTTCTTCTGGTATTAAATATTTGTTATTATCGTTTTGTGGTTTGTTATTAAACATAACTATTAATCCAGGCGCATCTGATGGTTTGTAAGCGAATCTTTGTAATACTTCTCCTATAGTATTGGCACTCCATATAGCATCTGCTAATGTTGTTTTTTTAATAAGTAAGTCTGCGTTTTCAGGATCTTCTTTAGCTATATATATAATACTGTTGTCCCAATGTGGTTGTTTCCCTACTATTTGAATATGAGGATGTATTTCTAAATAATCGAATTTTCTAGGATTAGTATATTGTACAGCTTTGCCAAAGTCTATTAACACATGTGTATGTTCATATGGTGTTTCTGGATCATTAATTCCATTTTCGTGTGCACATCTAATAAATTTAGGTATCATGCATTGATTGCTGAACCATTCTATATATTCTGTTTTATTTAAGTGTGTTCTGTATGTTAACATAATCTTTTGATTAGCCATTTTGAATTTTTTTGCTGGT